TCAGATCATAGCGCAAAGCTAGGCACTCGTAATTGCTCCTAACAACGCCGGAAATTTTCTCGGATTTTGGATTCCAGTCCCAGTTCTGCATTTGCTGGGGTTGCCCTGAAATCGTGCTCTGGAGTGTTCTTAAGGCTGTACGCAAAAGTGGGCAAGTTGGACCTACTGTTAGTCCGATACAAATCCCTTTAGCAACTGCCATTGGTTGCTTCTCAAGGGGCTTGATCATTAGAGTCTTCATTAGAACTCTGCCTACTTTTGGGGTCCACACGCATTTAGTTTCACCATTTATTTCATGCGCTGCGAACCACCCTGAACAGAACTCGGCTTTGCAACAATCTTCTACATTGTACCATTTTGTTTCTGGTTTCATGCCTGCCGATTCTATGTGAGCCACCAACCCATCTGTCGATGCGCCCATTTTATTCCAGAGTGCCCTGGATACTAACAGCAAATTGTCATCCCCCAGCACAGCCATTCTTGTGTGTTCTCTGGGGTCCATTGCCATCACTCCATGGGTATATGACAAGTGCACCTTGCCATTCACTACCGAATTTCCACATGACGTGTCAGGCACCGCTGATGCTCTGCCTGCCTTACGCTTCCATTTAAGTCCAGTCCTGGTCGATCCTTTTTGATTCTTCTGCATCCTGAAGATATCTGCGTCGGCCGCCTCCGCCCCCATGTGCTCATAAAACAGACACTGCTCTTCCATAGCCTGTTCATGAATGCGCGCTTCGAATTCTGCGAAGTCCGTTTCAATTATTACACAATCCATACCTAAGAAATCAATGGCATTTTGGAACCATTCGCCTAACTCAGTAGCCGTAGCCCCTGAAGTATAGTAAATGAAATGTTTCCTATTCCAGATCTCCTTAAGCTTCTTGCCTAATGAAAACGCAATTGGAGCTGCCTTAACAAGATAATGATTGTTGGTTGCAAAAATCAGTCTTGGTTTGGGATCCAATCCTTTGGCCGGATATGCTTCATCTTTTACAAAAGGTTCAATAGTGAACTTGCATAAGGCCGGGTCCGCTTCTAATTCGCTGAAAGCTTTCTTGAGTACAGCAACTCTGGCTTTGTCATTTCTGCGGTTGCACTTCTTAATCCATGCACGAAAGTCAATGACTTTCAGACTCGACTTCGGTAGCCAGTCTTCCCACAGATGACGCCAGTTGCTGACACAAGTATAATCGTGTTCCTCCACACCTTGGAGACATCGACGATTAAGTGCCATCAGTTTGGTCGCATCATCATTCGCACAAGTAACTGGGATAATGTTGTCATAAGTTGTCAAAGGAACGCGTCCAGCGCATTCCTTGGCATTATAGAGATCCGGAGTTTGTGAGATTGAACCCACTTTTGGTGGTGGTATCATTTCTG